ATTAGTGCAATAATTAGGCCTATAGGCCTATTATTACTGCACCTACATGCTCCCCAATACTGCACTAGTGCAATAAGGGTTACTGCACTAACTTTAAAATGGCTCATTTGTCACCTTTTTACTAAATAAACCATCGCTGGCTTCTTCGATTAGACCGTCCTCTTTTGCCTGCTTTATGCGTGCCTTGGATTGCCGTTCTTGTAACCCGGTTGCCTGTTGTACAAATGCGACAACTTGGCTGTACTTGGCCCCTTCAGGTAGCTTGGCCCAATCAATCGTGGATGCCCGACGACCTGCTGACTTCTCAGGCGCTCCGGCTTCGATCCATGCCATCCCCTTGTCAGCGTGCTTAAGGTGAACTAGCGGCTGCGTCTTGCTGGCAATCAAATCGCTCGCAGTAACGCCAGGACGTAGCCCAGACCGCTTTCCGCGCTTGGTTACTTCCAGCTTATATGTGTACGTTCCTTGCTCATCCTGGCCACAAGGCGACAGCATTAACACGGCTCTTGCCCAATTCGTCAGCTCACTCGATCCAAACCCGCTGTAAGCCTTGTCGTGCCCTTGGTAACCGCTGCCATCCCGTGTTGGCTTTGGCGTATGGTGCATGAGCATCCAGGCAAACCCAGCCGACAACGCCAGCGGGTTTAGCATGTTCCGCAAAAAGCCACCGGCAGTTTCTTGGCTAGATAGATCGCCACCGATAAACGCGAGCAACGGATCCACCCATGCAAGATGCGGCTTATGCTTTTCGACAAGGCGACGCATCCGATCCACAAACCGCTCCCCTGTCGACGTACAGTCACGAACGATCACGATGTTTTCCTTCACTTGTTGAAGCTCGTCTTGAGTAAGGTTTAATGCCTTCAAAATGCCCTGCAACGCCTCCGCCACGTCGCCTTCATCGTTCTCAGCCTGCACGATGAGCGACTTCAACGGCTTGCCGTGTGGCGATATGCCAAACAGGTCACGACCACACGCCCAAGTGATAGCGGCTTGAAGGCACAGAACGCTCTTTCCAAGGCCACTGCTACCCACCCATAAGGCCGATCCCCCACGGCAAATCCATCGTTTGCCTAGCAGTTGCGTCGGATCTGCGTCCTCCTTGAAATTGACCAAGTCCTCCCACTTGTACGGCTCTGGGATATCACCGTAGATCGTGCGCTCCTGCCATTCGATGTAGGTCAGCGTTGGAGCGCCACACTCGACCAACTCTTGCTGCTGGCCGGTGGCCGTACGCATAGCACCGGGCAACCTAGAATATCTGCCAGCGTCCTTATTTGCTGGGTCAGGCTTAGAGTGCTCTAAATGCTTGTAAATAAAGTCTACTCGCTCACTAAACTCCTTGGCACTTGATGCATCAACTTTTACCCATGCGTGCAGACTTCGTGACCCGCTCTTAATTATAGCAGACGTAGGCAATCCGCTGCGCTTTATGATGGCCCACTGCTCTTGCAGCGTGCTTTCGTCAAACTCTATTAAGCAGTGACGCCACTTCACTACGTCTTCAGTCTTTTTGCCCTGTCCATTGTTAGCGTTGATCGACACATACACGCCGACGGCAGATCCCTGCCATTCTTTCAACCCGTCGGCCTTAAATAGTTCTAGCCACTCCTCGCGGGTTTTAATTTCTCCGTAGCCCTGCGGCCGCTCGCGGTCGCCGTGTTTGATTGATCGGCAGATATTGATCTGATCGCCTACGTCAAAACATGTAGTCAAAAACTTATCGACCGGCCCGCTCTCCACGCTGATCGGCATTGGCGGAACTGGCAAATCTTCACGCACAATCGACCCGTTCTGATAACCGTACTTGGCTTTCGGCCTCCACGCTTCCCTGGCTGGCTTCGTGTAGGCGGATTTGACGGCCGCCACTGCCTCCTTCTGCGTCAAGCCAAACTTAGCGCCCCAGATCTCGGCCTCCGTCTCGGCGTCGAACTGCGACAAACCCTGGTCACGGAATTGCAGCGCCATCTTGAATAGCTCCGTGTTGCGATGCCCTTCCGGCGCCCCGTTGTGGTAAATGGCTTCGGTGGCTGGCGGCAGCGCGATCATTTTTTGGCCTCCATGGCCTTGGCCTTGTGCTCCTCGGCTCGCTTCAACATTTCCTTACAGATCGTGATCGCCAGATCCAGCCGGGTACGCACGGCCTGATACTGCTCTTTGAGCAAATTCTTTTTTGCACGCTCAAGAATTTCGAGGTGCCAGGTAAGACGCTTTACGCTCACCACTGCCCCATTCCCCACCGCATCCGATTGTTACGGGCGATGATCACTTGTTCTGCGTACTGCTCCGGCGTGTAAGTGCCGATGACGCGGGCGGAGAACATAATTAGAAGATCGGCTAGGCTCACAGCACCGCCTTAGGCAGCGGCCCAGCCAATTTGTAGTGGTACTTGCTGGCGTCGTACTCCAGCGGATATCCAAAAAAGTCACGCAGCAGATCAATGTCACGCTGGATTGTTTTGTAGCTACATTCAAGCTCAACGCCCAACCTAGCACAGCTAGGCAGCGTCAGATCCCGGCGCAACTTGCCAGCGATCACGCCTAGGCGGCGGAACGTTGGCCGTGTATCGCCCAAGCCCATGGCACGCTGGCTTTTCGATGCGAACGTGGCGGCCTTCGTGCTCACTTGCTGATCTCCACCATCGCCACCTTCGGCAGACGCATCGCGTTAAACTGCTTTTCACTGGCTGCAAACACGTCGATCACCGGCAACTTCCCCCCGCTGGCCTTCTTGCTCTTCACGGCTGTGCCGGTATCCACTGCAACCCACTCACGCTTACCGCCCATTACGCGGATCTTGCTCCACAGCGGAATGATGTCGGGATCCACGGCACAATGGCGGCCGGCCCGCAACCTGGTGCCAGTGCTGGACTGATAGCGACTGCTCCATTCGTCCTCGCCGGGCCAGTAGCCAGTGATCCGCACCTTGATCTTTTTCACGTCAATCTTTTTGGCGTCCGGCCGGATGTCGATCATCACGTTCGACGCCTGCGTCGCCGGGAATCCAAAGAACGCCAGAAACGTCAGCACCACGTTGCAAAGCGCTCTCATAGCCCTGCCCTTATGCGATCAATCAGATCGTTTTCGCGTCCTTCAGCGGCCGCCAGCGCAGCCTTTGCCTCGGCCAGCTCACGGGCCAGCGATCGCACGCGGTTCAGCAGCTGCTCGTGCGTGGATTGTTCGGGTAGTAACTCAATCACAGCGCACCTCCCGCGGGTCATACTTTTTCAACCAGCGCCATACCTTGCAGATGGATGTGAACGCCTCAAACGCTTGGGCAACTTGCTCGGCAGTATACTTGATGTCCTGCAACTGGCCGGTGACTGGATCGATCAGAATGTTACGGCACGCCATGCCTTCGTCCGTAAAGGCGTACGCGTAGGCGGACAGTTGGAGCAGATCGGTTTCGTAGCCGGTGGCTTTCGAGACGCCTTTTGCATCTGTCTTAAATTTGCGGGTTTTAAAATCGATAACCTCCATCTCACCGTGGATCTGGGCGATCAAATCAACCCTGCCTGCGTATCCTTCGGCCTCGTTTACAAGCACGGCCTCATTTACGTGCACTTTTGAAACACAACACTCCCGCCATTCTTTCAGCCCGGCATAATGCTCCTCGTATCCTTTGACTAGGTCACCCGGCTCTTGCCGATTGATTATGATTTCAGCCAAGGAATGAATGTGCGTCCCTCGGGCAGCAGCGGCCTCCACTTCCTTGCGGCTGTCCAATACCACACGCTTGGCAAAGTCGCTGTCGGCTTCGCCTTCGTTCCGTGGTAGCGACAGGGCGGATAGAATTGCCTGTTCCTCTTTCCAATTCATCAGCCCTTGCTTACTTGGGCCAGCCGCTCCCAGGATGGTGGTCACGGACGGAAACGCCCCTACCTTCCGGGCAGATCGCAGATCACCGTGGCACGACTCACCCGACGCCAGGTAATAGTGCGACGACTCGGCCTTTGCGGTTGCGATAATCGGTGCCATCACTTCCACCTTCCGATCACTGGCATGAGTTGAATCGCCAACGCCACAGCACACAGCGGGAACATGATTTGAACGACAACAGACAGGATTTCCATACTGGGTCTTTCTGGCCGGAGTGGGAATTGCCCACCCCGGCCAAGTGATTAGAACGGGACGGGGTTTCCGTCGTGATCCAGTTCAGTTGCGGTTGTAGTTGTGGCTCCGTTGCGGTTGATTTTCCGAACGAACGCCTTGTCGACCGTCACCTTTTTCGCACCGGCAGGCAGTACCGCCTGCACATTTGCGTAGGTGGAACCATCACGCTCCACATGGGTGACTAGGATTTGGCACGGCTTACCGATGAGCGTTTCCAGATCCAGATTCTGCGGTGGCGCCTTCTTGGCATAGGATTTCAAATCCTTAAACAAAGCTGCCTTTTCATGCAGGCTCAGTCCGTAACGCCGGCCGATAGTGAACGGTCGCCCGTCCTCCATCTTTTCGGCCAACTGCCACACCAGGCGAATCTGATGCTTCTTTCCGTACAT